ATTATAAATGGCTTTAGGTACAGCTCACGTAACAACCACAACCGCAGCAACCTTCATTCCTGAAATCTGGAGTGATGAGATTATTGCAACATACAAGAAGAACTTGGTGTTGGCTAACTTGGTTAAGAAGATGAACTTCAAGGGTAAGAAAGGTGACACCGTTCACATTCCAGCCCCTACTCGTGGTTCCGCTTCTGCTAAGGCAGCTTCAACTCAAGTGACCTTGATTGCAGCCACAGAATCTGAAGTGGTTGTCTCTATTGATCAACACTATGAATATAGCCGTCTGATCGAAGATATTGTCGAAGCTCAAGCTTTGGCTTCACTGCGTAACTTCTACACTGAAGATGCTGGTTATGCACTTGCTCGTCAAGTTGATACAGCTATCATCCAAGTTGGTCGTGCAGTTCAAGGTGGTGGCGGTACAGCTGCTTACTCAGGTGCTTTCTCAGGTGCTGATGGTACTACCGCTTATGTGGCTGGTGCTAACACAGGTTTGGGTGCTCTGACTGATGCAGCTATTCGTCGCTCTATCCAGCGTTTGGATGACAACGACATTCCTATGGACGGTCGCTTCTTGGTCATTCCTCCTTCAAGCCGTAACACATTGATGGGTTTGGCTCGTTACACTGAACAAGCCTTCGTTGGTGAGTCCGGTGGTAGCAACACCATCCGTAACGGTGAAATTGGTAACTTGTACGGTACTCCCGTGTTTGTTACCTCTAACGCTGACACCACTTCAGGTTCTACAGCTTGCCGTATTGCACTGATGGGTCATAAAGACTTCGCAGTGTTTGTTGAGCAACAAGGCGTTCGTGCACAGACTCAGTACAAGCAAGAGTACCTCGGTACGTTGTTCACTGCTGATACTTTGTATGGCGTGAAAGAGTTGCGTGACAATGCAGCAGTTGCTTTGGCAGTTCCAGCCTAAGTGATGAAGGGTTCCCTCTTAAGTGAGGGAGCCTTTTTAATGTATTACTTTATAGTACATCAGAAAGGTACATACTATGAAATTTAAGTGTAAAGCAACTAATCTAGTCTATAACTTTGAGTTCGAGGCTGATATTGCATCCATGAAGCAGCACCCTGATTATGAAGCTGTAATGGATGAACCTGAAGTTAAAGAACCTGTTAAGAAAACACCAGCAAAGGTAAAGCAACAAGATGAAAGCAATATCAGTAGGACACAACCTAGCAGCGGGAACTAAGACTACTGTTTATACGGTTCCAACAGGTTACTATGCTAAGTGGAATCTTTGCTACATTTCAAACCACACAGGTAACAATAAAACTGTAAGTGTTTGGTGGTACGATGAAAGTACAGCTTCTGAAATTACTGTTATTGATGCCTATCAGTTAGCTACTACACAGTATTTAAGATTTGATGGTGGTGCTTATGTCGTTATGGAAGAGGGCGATCAAGTACGTATTACAGCCGAAGCTGCTTCAGCAATGTCAGCTATCAATACATTTGAGTTATACAGAAAAGGTGAGTAATTATTATGGCTATTAGATCCAATAACAATTACTTTACCGACTTTGAAGACAACGGACTCTTTAGTGGTGGTGGTTCTGTTGTAGCTGATATGTTTGCTGATATTGTTCCTGAGCTGGCTCCAATGACTACAGCAGCTGTGACCGCAGCTAAAGCAACTCCTCAAGAAAACATTCAAAGTTTAATATCTTCAGGTACTTTTGATAGTAATCCTAACCAAGCTGTACTGATTGGAGATACTTACTATCAACCTAACTATGCTTCTACAGGTAGTGGTGAGAACTTTCAGCAAGGCCCTTTAGAGAATGTAACAACTTATAAAGCTTCTGAGAACAAAGTAGGTGGTGATGTTAATCAGTATACTCCTACAGGTGAGTTTCAACAGACAACCCAACAACAAGCTGTAAGTAATAGTCTTACTCCTTTCTTGTTAGGCTCAGCAGCTTTGTTTGGCGGCTTGGGTGGAGGCTTTGAAAGTTTGTTTGGTAGTGGTGCAGGCACAGCTTCAGCCGCTGCAGATGCTGACTTGGCTGCTGGGTTGATTCCTGAGTATGGCACTAATGCAGCTTACGATCAGTTCATGGGAGCTGCTATTGCTCCTAGTGAAGCTATTGCAACACCTATAGTTGAAGCTCCAGCAGCATACTATGAACCTGCTGTAACACCAACTCCAAGTGCTATTGATTACTCTTTAAGTAACGGTACTGTTGCAGCACCTGAGACTTATATGGGCGGTGCTCAGGGGTTTCAACCGGGTGTAGCAGCTAACTTAGAAGGTATGGGAGGAGCTCAAGGACTGCTTATCAATGCAGGTGCTCCATCAACAACCTTAGCTGATGCTCTAGCTACTTTTGGTGGTGTCAATCCAGCTTATATGGCTGACATGGGTGGTGCTCAAGGTTTGACATACCAGACACCTACAGGCTTAGTTACAGAAGCTGCTACTCTACCTATCGGTATTCCTAATGTCTTAGATCAAGTATTAGGTGAGACTGGTATTAATACAGCTACTAACATTGGCTCAGGTATCGGTAATGAATTAGCTTCTATCAACACTGGTGTGCCTGAAGTAGCTCCAACTACTGTTACACCAACTACTCCAGTGACGCCTGAAAGTAAAAGCTTATTGGATAGCTTAACACCTTCTCAAGCTGCTAGTTTACTTAAAGGTGCTCTAGGTTTGTTTGGTGCTCTAAGCGCTGGTAAGGCTATGGGTAGCGGTGGAGGATCTAATACTTTCAATGTAGGTGCTTTACCTACACAAGGTATACCATTGAATAGTCAAGATTACTTCAATGCTATCCAACAGAACTATAACACTTTGTTACCTTCAATGCCTCGTGATGTGGCTACTCCTTTGTCACAGTGGTACAACACTCAATATACAGGGACTTAAGTAATGTCTATTTATCGAGGCCCGGGAGGAGCTGGTGATGCTACTAACGATGCTAACAGTCAAGCTGCTTTAGCCACTCAAAAGGCTAGTGAAGCTACTGCAAGTGCTACAGCAGCTGCATCGTCAGCTTCAGCGGCATCTAGTTCAGCCAGTGCAGCTAGTACGTCGGCATCTAATGCTTCTACTTCAGCTACATCAGCTTCTACGTCTGCAAGTGCAGCTTCAACATCTGCTACAGCAGCCTCTACGTCTGCCACTGCAGCCTCAACAAGTGCTACCAATGCAGCTTCGTCGGCTAGCACAGCTACTACTAAAGCTACCGAAGCAGCTACATCAGCAAGCTCAGCAAGCTCTTCAGCCACTGCAGCAGCTAGTAGTGCCAGTGCAGCTTCTACGTCAGCTACTACAGCAACAACTAAAGCTAGTGAGGCAAGTACATCAGCTACCAATGCAGCTTCTAGTGCTTCAGCAGCGTCCACCAGTGCCACAGCAGCAGCCTCTAGTGCAACTGCAGCGTCATCTAGTGCTAGCTCTGCAAGCTCTTCAGCTACTACAGCAACTACTAAGGCTAGTGAGGCTGCTACAAGTGCCACTAATGCAGCATCCTCTGCAACTGCAGCAGCTAGCTCAGCCTCTACAGCTTCTACGCAGGCCTCCAATGCAGCGTCATCGGCATCAGCTGCGAGCACCTCTGCAAGTAGTGCAAGCTCTTCAGCGAGCTCAGCTAGTACCTATGCAAGTAATGCTTCATCGTCAGCCTCAGCAGCTAGCACGTCAGCTTCTAATGCAGCCTCTAGCGCTACTGCAGCGGCTTCAAGTGCATCTGCAGCGGCCTCTAGTGCTACAGCAGCAGCTTCATCAGCCACTGACGCCTCTAATGTCTTATCAACTTCTGTGAGGCTTACAGGTGATCAAACTGTAGCTGGTATCAAGACTTTCAGCTCTAGCATTGTAGGTTCTATTACAGGCAATGCAGCTACTGTAACTAACGGTGTTTACACTACAGGTACTTATTCTAATCCAGCTTGGATTACTTCTTTAGACAGCTCTAAACTAACTGGCTCGATTGCCGGAGGGACATTTTAAATGGCAACAACTATTCTAACTAAACGCAGCAACACAGCAACTGCTGTACCGTTGGCTGCAGATCTAACTAACTCTTCAAGTGGTTCTGAGTTAGCTGTTAACACGGCTGATAAGCGACTGTTTACCAAGGACTCAGGTGGTACTGTCGTAGAGCTGGGTACTAATCCATCAACGTTGGTACTGCCAAGCGGTAGCGTTAACGGAGTAGCCTATTTAAACGGCTCTAAGGTTGTTACAAGCGGTTCTGCGCTTACTTTTGATGGGACTACGTTTCAAAATACTGGGCCAATTAATACATCAAACAACTTTGTATCAAAAGGCACTGCAATTTTCTTTGGCGACGGTGCAGATAACAGTGCAAGTGTATATGCAACTGGCGGCCCTGTTAAGTTTTACGCCAATGCCTCTGAAGGTATGCGCCTAACCAGCACAGGTCTGGGTATTGGTACAAGTAGTCCTTCGGCTAAATTGGAAGTCAATGGAAATGTCAATTTTTATTCTGGTACGCAAACAACATCGTTAATAAGCAATACAACTTCGGCTGGCAACGAGCCAATTCTTCGCTTTCAACATTCTGGGAATAACACATTCAGAATTACTGGTGGTTCTAATTTGAAGTTCTATTCTGATGATGGAAGCAATCTCAGAATGACTTTGGATAACTCAGGCAATCTAGGCTTGGGAGTTACTCCTAGTGCTTGGAGTGGTATTTCTAGCGTCTTGCAAATGGTTAATGGAAGCGTAGTTGCTTTTAGTGGTTCAACTGCCACTATTTCTGCAAACGGATATTACAACGCAGGCTACAAATATATTAGTAACAGTTATGCAAGCCGTTATACGCAAGACCAAGGTTCTCACCAATGGTTCACAGCCCCATCAGGCACAGCAGGAAACGCCATTACCTTTACTCAGGCGCTCACATTAGATTCGGCTGGAAGTTTACTTATAGGAACTACTAGTAGCGGTGTTTATAACGGAGTTGTAGCAAGACTTGAGTCTGTTACAGCAACATCAAATCATTCTGCTGGTTCATTTAAAAATGCAACTGCTGGTCAACAAACAATTTCTGTTTGGAACGCTACAGATTCTGGGACACGATACTTTTTAGAGTTTTCTGATGGTTCTACAAGGTCAACCCGTGGTTCAATTACATCAAATGGTACATCTACTGCGTATAACACCTCATCAGACTATCGCCTAAAAAACATTACAGGCCCAATTACAAACTCTGGTGCTTACATTGACAGCCTGAAACCTGTTGAAGGCACTTGGAAGGCTGATGGCTCTGCATTTGTTGGTTTGATTGCTCACGAAGTCCAAGAAGCCTCACGTACACAAGTTGTAACAGGCGTTAAAGATAGCGAAAAAATGCAAGCAATGGATTATTCAAACTCTGAATTGATTGCTAACTTGATTGCAGAAGTAAAATCTTTGCGTCAGCGTGTTGCAACATTGGAGGCAAAATGAATCAAGCCCTAGTAGCAGAATACTTTGACCATAAGGATGGTCATTTGTACTGGAAGAAAGTCATGCACCCTAACAAGCAATATCTTGTTGGTCAGGAAGCAGGCTCAATCCATCCTACTGGCTATCGTCATGTTACATGGATGAATAAGCCTCACAAGGTTCACAGATTGATCTTTTTGCTTGAGCATGGGTATTTGCCAAAAGAGATTGACCATATCAATGGTGACAGACAAGACAACCGCATTGAGAACTTGCGTGAAGCCACTAGAAGTGAAAACCAATGCAATCGTGGTGAGATAGCAAGCAATACATCAGGATATGCGGGTGTTTCATGGCATAAACATAGTAAGGCATGGCTTGTCCGTGTAATGAAGAATGGTAAGTCAAAGATTATTGGCTACTACAAAGATTTAGAACTTGCAGGTCTTGTATCTCAAGAGGCAAGAATTTTGTATCACGGCAAATTTGCCAAACAGTTTTAAAAGGAAAACATCATGACTACATACAACTGGACTGTTCCACAAACTGACTACTTAGTTTCTGACGGCTTCATCACTACAGCCCACTGGCAATGCGTAGCAACAGACGGCACTTACACTGCCTCTGCCTATTCCACTTGCAGTTTTTCTTTGGCGACTCCATCTATCCCTTACGATAGCGTAACAGAGCAAGAAGTTCTTAATTGGTGCTGGTCAAATGGGGTAGATAAAGACGCTACAGAGGCTTCATTGGCTGCTCAGATTGAGTTGCTGAAGAATCCTGTTAAGGCTACTGGTACGCCTTGGAGTGAATAATCGTGATGACAGATGAAGTCACTCACGAACATATCTATAACAGACTATTAGCTGTAGAAGCTAAGGTAGATAGTTTAGACAAGAATACTCAAGAGGTTGTAAAGGCATTCAATGCAGCTGCAGGTGCTTTTCAAGTTCTTGAGTGGATTGCTAAAGGTGTTAAGCCTCTGATTGTTATAGGTGCTTTCTTCGGAGCTATTTGGTTAGCTCTGGAGAATAAGATACACGGTATTAAATAAAAGTAATAATAAAGGACATATAGATGGCTACGTATTTAGACGTTGTGAACAATGTGCTCAGACGCTTGCGTGAGCCTACTGTTTCCTCAGTTAATGATACTGATTATTCAGCTATGTTAGGTGTGTTCGTTAACGATGCTAAGCGTGAAGTTGAAGATGCTTACGATTGGAATGCGTTATCGGACACACTGACAGCTACAACTACAGAGGATGTCTTTAACTATGTTCTAGTAGGTTCTCGTACTCGTTTCCGTACCATTGATGTATTCAATCAGACCAAAGGGTTTGAAATGAGTTACAGACCTACAACTTGGATGAATAGGCAGTTCATCATTGTAGATCAACAGAAGGGTCAACCTGTACACTACAACTACAACGGTGTAGACTCAAATGGTGACACTCAAGTAGATGTGTATCCAATTCCAGATGGTGTATATACATTACGCTTTAACTTGACTATCCCTCAGGCTGATCTAGTTAACGATAACGATACTATCTTAGTTCCATCACACATTGTAGCTATGCTAGCTCACTCTAAAGCTATTGCTGAGCGAGGTGAGGATTCAGGTGTATTGTCTTCAGAGGCATATCAGATGTACAGACTAGCTCTTGCAGATGCTGTTGCTATTGAGCGTAATCACTACGATGAAGAGATGACTTGGGATTCAATCTAAATGTCTGAACAGCTTTTAACTACAACTATTCAAGCTCCCGGGTTTATGGGTTTGAACCTTCAGGACTCTTCAGTGAGTCTTGAGAATGGTTACGCCACTGTAGCTACTAACTGTGTTATTGATAAGTTTGGACGTATTGGTGCTCGTAAAGGTTGGTCTAAAGCTCATACAGCATTGTCAGCTCTGACAGGTTACAATGTTAAGTGTATTGGTGAGTTGATTGACAATGCAGGTAACTCTTATATCCTAGCTACAGGACACAGTAAGCTCTTTAAACTGGTAGGGACAACACTGACTGAGCTGACCTACGGAGGTGGCGGCACAGCTCCTACCATTACAGCTGATGATTGGCAGATGGCTCCGTTGAATGGATGCTTATACATCTATCAAGCTGGACATGATCCTCTAGTGTTCGATCCTGCGGTCAGTACAACTACTTATAGACGTATCTCTGAGAAGTCAGGCTACTTAGGAACTGTACAGAGTAACAACTGTGTGATCAGTGCTTATGGTCGTACATGGAGTGCTAATAGTAGTTCATCTAAGAGTACTGTACAGTTTTCAGACTTGTTAGCTGGTCACGTGTTGAATACAGGTACGTCAGGTACTTTAGATGTATCTACAGTATGGCCTGCAGGCTCAGATGAGATTATTGCACTAGCTGCACATAATAACTTCTTGATTATCTTTGGTCGTAGACAGGTATTGATTTACGCTAATGCTACAGATCCTAATAACCTAACATTATCAGATGCTATTACAGGTATTGGATGCTTTGCTAGGGACTCCGTAGCTAAGACAGGAAGTGATATTGTCTTCTTATCAGATACTGGTGTTAGATCTCTAATGCGTACCATTCAAGAGAAGTCAGCTCCAATGAGAGAGCTAAGCTTGAATGTTAAAGATAGTCTAATTCAAGACTTATCTGGTGAGACTGCTGCAGATATTAAATCAGTATACTCAGACAAAGATGCCTTCTATCTGTTGTCTTTACCATCAAGTAATACTGTCTATTGTTTTGATATGCGTGGACAGCTTCCTAATGGAGCCGCTAAGACTACAACTTGGGATAATATTACTCCTACAGCTTTCTTTTATACCCGTAATAAGGATTTATTGTTAGGTAAAGAGAGTTAT